TACTTGCCTGATGATGTGATGCTTGATAATGAGGTTTATCTTCGGGAGTTCATCTCTTCTGACTTGAAGGCTGGTATGTTTAAGAAGGCTCTTGAATATATCTTCTTCATGAAGGAATTTTGGTCAAACTATACTAGCCGAAACGATTGCAATTGGACTAATAAGTATTACATGAGAATGGTAGACTCTGATCAATTGGGGTCTACTCCGCTAAACGATGCTTTGATTTTGGCTTCTGGTCTAATCAATGATTTTCGTGATAAGACTGGTGTTCAGATTTGCAACCTTGTTATTCTGAGCGACGGAGATTCTAACCCTCTGTACTATCGTGCTGCCTTTAGTGAAGATGGTGGTCTGGTTCCAGCTTCTCTTGGTTCTTATGGTGCTGAATTTCAGTATCTTTATGATGAACTGACACGCAAAACGATGAAACTTTCGGGTCGTCGTTATGGTCGCTCTGATCAGACTGCGTTCATTCTTGATGGTATGAAGGCACGCACCGATGTTCGTATCGTTGGGTTCTATGTCCTTCCTTCAAATGGTCGCAATGCCAAGAACGAATTGAGGAGGATCGTTAATGATCATGAAGTGGCTGATGAATCCTATGCTGTCTTGAAACGGGATGGCGCAGTCGTGACTGGTTGTGATGGTTACGATGTTAGGTTCGCTATTCAGGGTGGTTCTTCTCTGAATACTGATGACAGCAATCCTCTCGATTCGGTTGCTCATGGTGCGAAGGTTGGGCAGATTCGCTCGGCATTCAAAAAGGGTTCCAAGGGCAAGATCAAGTCCCGAGTCCTGCTCAAGAAGTTTATTGAGACTATCTCTTAGTAAACTTTGTTTCACTTAATGTTAGTTTGTATTTCAATAAAAAAAGGTAATGTATAATATGTCTAATCGTCAAGGTCGTGCTACTATCGCTGATAAGAATGCTTTCATCGCTGTTGCGACGAAAGAGTTTGGATCGACGATCACACGAGCGCAAGTTATGTCGCTCTGCGAGGATAACGATCTTCCTATTCCGACTTGGTTGATGGGTGGCAAGTTTGCTGCTGGTCGCGGACTTTATTCGGTCCCGGCTCAATTTGAGGGTGGTTCTTCTGCTCCTGCTGTTAAGCGGGTAGCCAAGAAGAAGGTATCCAAGAAAGTAGTTGCTACTCCGGTTGCTGATGCAGATGATTCTGCTGACGGTACTTCTTCGGTTCGGTCCCAGTTGCTTGATGGTCTGGTTCCGGCGAAGTCGAAGAACTTCGTTCCCTTTGGTTCTTTCGCTGATTGGCATACGATCATTTCTTCGGAAATGTTCTACCCGATGTTCATCACTGGTCTTTCCGGTAACGGTAAGACGTTCGGTGTTGAGCAGGCATGTGCCAAGGCTGGTCGTGAATGCATTCGCGTCAACCTTACCATCGAAACCGATGAGGATGATTTGATCGGTGGCTTCCGATTGATTGACGGACAGACCGTTTATCAGAAGGGTCCGGTGACGGAAGCAATGGAGCGTGGTGCTGTTTTGCTTCTCGACGAAATTGATCTTGCTTCTAATAAGATCATGTGTCTCCAGCCGGTGCTTGAAGGCAAGCCTCTCTTTCTCAAGAAGATTGGTGAAGTGGTTGAGCCTGCTCCGGGTTTCAACATTGTTGCTACTGCAAACACTAAGGGTAAGGGTGATGAGGCTGGTCGCTTCATCGGAACTAACGTACTGAACGAAGCGTTCCTTGAGCGGTTCCCGATTACGTTTGAACAATCCTATCCTTCGATGACTGTTGAGAAGAAGATCGTTGCGAAGGAACTCAAGATTCTCGGTGTCGAGGATAATGAGTTTGCTGGTCTGCTTGTTAGTTGGGCAGACACCATTCGTAAGACGTTCTTCGATGGTGGGGTTGACGAGATCATTGCGACTCGTCGATTGATTCACATTGCCAAGGCGTTCTCGATCTTCGGTGATCGTCTCAAGGCAGTCGAGCTTTGTGTTGCTCGGTTCGATGAGGAAACGAAGGAATCGTTTGTTGATCTTTATAAGAAGATTGATGCCGATGCTAACGCTCCGACTGAAGTGGTTGCTGATTCTGATGCTCCTGCTGAATCGACTGCGAGTGTTGACATTGCTCCCTTCTAGTTCATCGGTTCTGCCGCTACTATCACGCATAACATCTTTGGAGATTTGATTATATGTCTGCTGCTTCTGCTTTTATTGAAACGGATTATGATGGAATTTCCGTCACTCGTCCTTTTTACACCAATCTCGGTGACACACCTAGAAAATCGCTTCCAATGTACGAGACTGGTGATCGCCGGAACTTGTTTTTGAAATTTCTTTCGGTGAACTCTACGAGACAGGGATACAGCGTATTTAAGTTTGTTGATGAGGGCAACAATCTTTTCATTAGTTTCTCTGATGACATTAAACACGGGGATGATCCCCTTGAAGTTGATTGTTGTTATATCGTAAAGGCTACGATTAAACGACACTCTCACAATGATTACGAAAACCATGACGAGAATCATATTAATAGACTTCGGGTTCTCAACAAGATCGGTATTAAGAAGGAGAATGAGTAAAATGAATGTCCCCAATATTCGATATATAGTAGAGAATTCAATCAATAGGATTGAATCAGAACTATCCATTTTCAGGGATGAGATTGTAGACCCTGAATCGGATTCTGTTTTACATACTGCACACATTATCGTTGCCTCTCTGCTAGAAGATATGAATCGAGAGCTTGAGGATATCGGAGGATACCCAGAATGAAGACTGCTATTATTGAAGAACTTCTAGATCCAGTGCTTGTGGTTCTTGAAAATCTTTCTGATCCAGATGATATTTCTCACTTGAAGTTAGCACTTAATAGAGTTCGATTGGATATGAGTGAATTTTTCGGTGAAGTTTTCGATCATGAAGATCCTTATGATGATGATGATGAAAGTTGGATGAAGGGTCCGTCATGAATGAATGTTGGTGTGGAGATTGTGATGAATGGCAAGACACACGAGATGTAGAATTTGTTGATGTTCAAGAAAATGCACATGGTGAAGATAGCTTTAGTTTTGTTTGTCCATTATGTGATTCGGATCAAACCTCTTTAGTGAGGAAGATCTACTAATACGCACCCGTAGCTCAGATGGATAGAGCAACTGCCTTCTAAGCAGTAGGTCATAGGTTCAAGTCCTATCGGGTGTGCCATGTGGACCCCTAGCTCAATTGGTAGAGCAAAAGGCTTTTAACCTTTAGGTTCTGAGTTCGAGTCTCAGGGGGTTCACCATTTTTTAATTTAATATGGAGATGATTGATGAAAACTGGAATAATTGCTTCGTGTTGGGACTTACTTCATCCGGGTCATGTGTGTGCTTTGAGATATGCGAGCGAGCGGTGTGATCATTTGATCGCTGCCTTTCACACATTTCCAGCACATAAGAACGTGGTCGTACAATTGGTTTCCGAAAGATTTTTACAATTGCAAGCCTGCAAGTATGTAGATGAAATTGTAGTATATCAACATGAGCATGAACTTGAAACATTGTTAATAGCTCTAGCGCCGAGTGTTCGTTTCTTAGGCGAAGACTATAAAGATCGAAATGATTTTACGGGTAGCGATTTGGATATTGATATTGAAATTATTCCAAGGGGTCATGGGTGGAGTAGTTCTGAATTGAAACATCGAATATCTAAGTTCAATAGCTAACATGATTATCGGAGGGATACCGAAGCGGTTAAACGGGGCAGACTGTAAATCTGCTGGCATAATGCCTACGGAGGTTCAAATCCTCCTCCCTCCACCATTTTTAATGCCTTCTTAGCTCAGTGGTAGAGCAGCTCACTTGTAATGAGCAGGTCATCCGTTCAAGTCGGATAGAAGGCTCCATTTTTTAATTTGATAAGGATAATGATTATGAGAAAAAAGCTGGTAGCGAAGAAGAATGCTAATTATAACAGAGGTCAATCAGCAGAACGGATTTCTTGGCGAGACGATACTTGGAATAATCTTTTGCCCGAGGATCTCATATATCTAAATCGTCAAGAGCGTAGATATGTGGTGGCGAAAAAACGGAAGGAAGATCGAAAGAATAAATGAATATGTTATGTCGGATTGGCGGAATTGGTATACGCAGGAGACTTAAAATCTCCCGACCTAATGGTCTTGCGGGTTCGAGTCCCGCATCCGACACCACGGGGCATAGCTCAGTCTGGTAGAGTGTCTGCTTTGGGAGCAGAAAGCCGCAGGTTCGAGTCCTGCTGCCCCGACCATTTTTTAAAAGGACATTAATGTCACTAAGCAAAGAAAATAAAAAAGCCAGAAGATATATTCGTTCTCTGGTTGAGCAGGCAGATTGGATGGGGCATGTTGCCTGTTATCCAATTAAGGTCGTGTTCCTTCCCGAAGAAAAAATGGAAGACTGTTATGCGACTACTGAATTAAAAGGCAAGGGAAACAAAAAATATATTGAGATTGCTTTTGATCAAGAATATTTAAATTCGTCTCATGGTCGAGATTTGTGTCGAGTCAATATGATTCACGAACTCGCTCATGCATTTACATGGGTGGGTGATTCAATAGTCGAGGAAGGTAGAACTTGTAAGTATGGTGTACATGGTCCTGACTTTGGAATTGTATATGCCCAACTTTGGACTGATTTGATAGAAGGTCGCGACGATTGATGAAAACACGATCTCCTAAATAGTTTTGTGAGGCTGGAGGAGGTTTTGTTTGGGACGCAAAAACAGAAGACTCAAAGTTAAGGAAGCTGAACATCTGCAACTAGTAGAGGAGAATGCCCACTTGAAAAAGCGTCGTGTTATGGAAGTAACTATAACACCTCGTAATCTTAAACAGAGATATTTGCTAAGTCTTTTGGAGAATCCAAATAAACACATCAATTTTGCAATAGGACCAGCGGGTACGGGAAAGACCCTGATCAGCACGCTCTATGCAATTAAAAAATTTCAAGAAGGTGAAATTAAAAAAATAGTTATCACAAGACCGGCAGTGAGTGTTGATGAACAACATGGATTCTTGCCGGGAACATTGGTAGAAAAGATGGGTCCGTGGACACGACCAATGTTCGATATATTTGAGGAGTATTATGCTCCATATCAAATAGAAAAAATGATTAAAGATAACGTAATAGAAATCGCTCCGCTCGCATATATGCGTGGACGAACTTTCAAAAATGCTTTGATCATTGCCGACGAAATGCAGAATGCAACTGACAGTCAAATGAAAATGCTCTTGACAAGAGTCGGCGACTGTAGTAAACTTGTGGTCACAGGAGATTTGGAACAGCACGATAGAGGATATCAGGATAACGGATTGAAAATGTTTACTGATAGGCTTACTCAATATCATAGTGACATGATTGGAGTTGTTGAATTTTCTTCAGATGAAGTTGAGCGACACCCTGTTGTTTCGGAGGTCTTAAATATTTACGCTAATTACTAATGAATAACCCGTTAGAACGGGAGGAATTTTATTATGATTATTATTGAATGGTTGGTTAAGTTTTTAACAGACTCTCCAGCCCCACTCGTTCTAACGGGTCTTTTGTATGCTGGGCAGATGATTGCCTATTTACGACAGAATGAAGTGGGGATGGCAATCACCTTTGGTGCATATGCAATTGCCAATATTGGATTTGTTATTGACTTTGCAAAGAGGTTTAATTAAAATGAATTGTGATATGTGCGGAGAGATTGTGAGTCATAAAGAAGATGCTACCATTTTGGAGTCTCTTGTATACAAAAGACCATCAACCATTTTTCTCGCATCAGCGCGGCACATTCGATGCAGTCCATCACGCGCACAATATATTGTGCATGAAAAGTTTGATTCTATTATTGATCACCGGGAGGCGTATGATAAGAGATGCCTTCCTGCTCCCATGAGAGAAGCCGGAGAAACTCTTTGGACGGCAGCGTGGGAGAAGTTGCAAGAAGATTGTGAAGATTATGGAGAATGATTTTGGGAATTGATATTTTGAAGTTTTATCGTATGAATGATTATGTAACTCTCCCGAAAATGGCAACCCCCGATTCAGCATGTTTTGATTTTCATGCTAACTTTCGAGGTGTTGCGATGGTGAGTTGTCGAAGTGAACAGAATGAACCCTATGAAGTAGATCCTATGCTGTCTTCTACTGATACCAATAATAGCTTCATTCTCAGACCAAATCACAGAGCATTAATTCCGACAGGATTGATTGCCGATATTCCAAGTGGGTATTCCATTAGAATTCATCCACGTTCGGGTCTTTCGTTTAAGAGTGGTGTTGCGTTGGGTAATCAAGAGGGTATTGTGGATGCGGACTACAAAGAACAAATTTTTATTTCTATGATTAATTTTTCTTTGGTTCCCAAACGGATTATACATAATGATAGGATTGCTCAAGGGGAGCTTGTTACGTTATCTAATTATTGGATTCGTGAAATTGATGAAGCTCCTTCCAGAACCACCGATAGGGTAGGTGGGTTTGGTTCAACTGGACAATAAAATAATGACTATTTTTTGGAGGTATTGATGTGAAGTTAGAAGTGACTATGGAGGAGATGCGAAAGAAGAAAATTTTTATCGGCACTCCGATGTATGGTGGGCAGTGTCATGGTATGTATGCAAAGTCTTGTAATGACCTTTCTGCGATGTGTGCCAACATGGGAATCGAGCTTCGATTCTTTTATTTGTTTAATGAGAGTTTGATTACACGGGCACGGAATTATATTTGTGACGAGTTTATTAGATCAGGATTTTCTCATCTGGTTTTTTTGGATAGTGATATTGGTTTTAACCCGCACGATGTTTTGGCGATGGTAGCACTTGCAGACGAGGATTCCGATAAGGATATTGTCTGTGGTCCGTATCCCAAGAAGTGTATTGCATGGGAACGCATTGCGGCTGCTGTTGAATATGGTATTCCGCCAGATGGCAATCCTGCTTCACTTGAGCAGTATGTTGGAGACTTTGTATTCAACCCTGTTGGTGGCGCACAAAAGATGGCAATTGGCGAACCTGTAGAGGTGCTTGAAGGTGGCACTGGGTTTATGTGTATTCAACGACATGTGTTTGAAAAGTATGCCGAAGAGTATAAAGAAATTGCTAGTTATCTTCCTGATCACAATCGTTCGGAACACTTCGATGGGTCGCGTGAGATCACAGCATTCTTCGATACAATCATTGATCCTCAGTCTAAGCGTTATCTTTCAGAGGACTACATGTTCTGTCAGTGGTCGCGAAAGATTGGCTTCAAGGTTTGGATGTGTCCGTGGATGCAACTACAGCATATCGGTTCTTATGTCTTTGCGGGAAACCTTCCTGCAATCGCACAACTTCCTAACGCATCGCATGGTGGTGTCGTAGATAAGCCTGTTGCGAAGATGGCTGGATCTGGTAAACCGTTTGAAATTAAGGCTCCCCAGATTGAACCTCCACAGCCCGCAATCCCATTTCCAAAGGTGAGTGAAGAGCAACTCGCGACCCGTGCAGAACGTCGTCGCAAGGAAGCCGAAGAGCGTCGTAAAAAAAGAAAGGCGAAGAAAAAGAGTAATTCATAATGTGGAAATATAGTGAACTGGATAATCTGGATGAAGTGAAGGATTATATTGCGAAGACATATTCTTCACACTATGTTGGAAAAGACGAGGATGGAATTCAGATTCAGGATTTGTTGGATTCAATTGGTGTGGCAGAAAAGTTTTGCCAAGGAAATGCGATGAAATACATTGCACGATATGGTAGAAAAAATGGGAAGAACAAAATGGATTTGCTCAAGGCAATCCATTACACGCTTTTGATGATGCATTTTAGTGAAAAAAATAATGGAGAATTTGATAATGAAGATTAGTGAAGACACTCTTTCTATTCTTAGTAATTTTGCTTCCATCCAAAACTCGATTGTTGTGGATAGTGGTTCTGGCTTGAAGACTATTTCTGAAGACCAAACCATCATGGCTCATGCGGTGGTGGATGAAACCTTTCCTAAGAAGTTTGGGCTTTATGACTTGACTGAGTTCTTGAGCGCAACATCTCTTCTAGAAGATAGTCCGGTTTTTGAGTTTGATGATAAGTTTATTTTCGTCGAGTCTTCTGATTCAAATCGAAAGATTCGTCTTGAATATTCTGATCCAATCCTTTTGCAAAGTTGCGTTCCCGGAGGAACAATTTCTCTTCCTGATGACCCAGACTTCAAGTTTATCTTGACGAATGATAACATCAAGACGATTAAGAAGTCTGCTGGTGTTCTCAATCTTCCACATGTTTGTTTTAATATGAAGAACGGTAGCATCGTTGCTTCGGTGGCAGACAAATCCAAAAAGACTCTCAATGGTTTCGATGTGAAAATTGCTGATGTTGAGATTGCTGGAGATTCTGATTTTTACACGACGCTGAATGTCGATACTGTAAAACTTTTTCCGGGTGATTATGTAGTAAGTCTTTATCGTACTGGAGTGTGTCACTTCTTTAATAAGAATCTTGATTTGGAATACTTCATCGCACCACAAATAAACTATTCTGTGGTGTCTGAATAAGGGAATGTATTATGAACGTTCGTGATGATTTTGTTTGGTGTCAGAAGTATCGACCCCAAACGATTGATGATTGCATCCTCCCTAAATCTTTGAAGGATACCTTTAAGGACTTTCTTTCCAATGGGGATATCCCAAACCTGCTGTTTTCGGGTTCCGCTGGAACGGGAAAGACTACTGTAGCAAGAGCGTTATGCCAAGAACTTGGTGTTGATTATATCATCATCAATGGGAGTGAAAGTGGAAACATTGACACTCTTCGCAATGACATTCGCAACTTCGCTTCTGGTGTTTCTTTTACCAACAGCGGAAAGCGAAAGATTGTCATTCTCGACGAGGCTGATTATCTAAACCCGTCTTCAACTCAACCTGCTCTCCGTGGGTTTATTGAAGAGTTTTCTCAGAACTGTGGATTTATTCTTACTTGCAATTTCAAGAATCGAATCATTGAACCGATTCATAGTCGGTGCAGTGTAATTGATTTTCGATTTGGTAAACAAGATAGTCCAAAACTGGCACTTCAATTCCTGAAGAGGACCATTGAGATTCTGGAAAAGGAGAATGTTAAGTATAGTGAGAAGGTTCTTGTTGAACTTATCATGAAGCATTTTCCTGACTTCAGAAGAATTCTGAATGAGCTTCAGCGGTATTCTGTTTCAGGTGAGATTGATGCTGGTATTCTTACAAACATTAGTGACAAGTCTATCAAGGATTTGATGCTACTTCTAAAGGAAAAGAATTGGAAGGATATGAGAAAGTGGGTTGTCCAAAATTTGGATTCTGATCCATCTCGTATTTTCCGTCTTATCTATGATGGATTGTTTGGTTCCGTGAAACCTCAAAGTGTTCCGAAGGCAGTTTTAACCTTGGCTGATTATCAGTATAAGGCTGCTTTTGTGGCTGATGCGGAATTGAATATGGTTGCTTGTTTAACTGAACTGATGGTAGAATTGGAGTATAAGTGATAATGGAAGAATATTATTCGATTGTGAAAAGACCTTCCGGTTTTTTTATTGTAGACTTTGAGCCTGTTGAGGAAGATCTGGAAACCGCTGTTAAAGTGTTCGGTCCTTTTTCTGAGGAAAAGGGTGCTGAGTTTTTTATAGACAAGTTCCTGTCTTCTGGTTATGGTGGAGAGGGTCTTTTATTTTTCAAGACAGATGATGACGAGGATGACGATTAATGGCTAAACTTGGGGATTTTCTAACTGCTATTAACCTTAGCAAGAAAAATTTGATGGAAGATGATCCATTAAGTGAAAATGAGTATCCTCCATTCGTGATAAATCGTTCATTGTCTTATTTTCAGGATACTGTTCTTTATGCAAACGAAATGAACCTTCGACCCCACATCGAAACCCGTCTTCAGAATGACTATTACCTAAATAGTGTTAGGAAAAAGAAACGGTTTTCGAGATGGTTGAAGCCTGATCAGGATGATGACATTGATGTTATCAAGGAGTATTATTCTTGTAGTGAAATGAAGGCACGCGAGGTACTTAGTATCTTGACTGACAATCAACTATCTCTTATTCACCAAAGGTTGCAGAGAGGTGGGATTAAGAATGGAAAGAGATCAAAAATGTGATTCGCAAAATGTTCCAGTTGATTTAGACACGTTAGTTGAAATTGAATTGAATGATGATGAGGATTTTTTGAAAATAAGAGAAACCCTTACTAGAATTGGGATTGCGAGCCGCAAGGACCAAACCCTATTTCAATCATGTCACATTCTACATAAACGTGGAAGATATTATATCGTTCACTTCAAAGAGCTTTTCGCTTTGGATGGCAAAGTTTCTAATTTTAGTGAAAATGATATTGGAAGAAGAAACACAATAGTGAATCTCTTGGCTGAGTGGGGGCTGTTGAGTTTGGTAACTCCACAAAAAAGTGCCGAACCAATAGTCCCTCTTGGACAGATTAAAATTATCGCACACAAAGACAAGAATAATTGGGACTTGGTTGCTAAGTACAATATAGGCAATAAAACAAAATAAGGAGTTCGTCTTGGAACTTTTAGAAGCTAGTCTTAATAGAATTTATCAAAAAACGAAGAACCATGCTGTTGGTGCGGTCACTGCTTTTCGGGGTGACAAAACCAAGGCAGAAAATAAGTCAAATAACAAAAAGGTTCTCGCGTATTTAATGAATGCTGGCTACTCGGTCATTAAGGTGAAGGGTAGTTATTGGGAAAACTTTCAAAAGCCAACCCAGAGAGAGGTAGGCGAAGAATCCTTTTTCGTCGCAAACTACAAGATCGACGGCGATGATGGTGGTCAGCTTGAACGTGATTTGATTAAGCTGGGTCGCCTTTATGATCAAGACAGTATATTGAGTGTTCCGTTTGAAAAGAAGGGATACCTTTACGGAACATCAAAACGAGACGACGCTTTTCCTGATTATAGTCAAAAGGTAGTTGTTGGTAAACCTGTCTTTGGTGATGCCAAGGGTGAATTCTTCTCTCGCGTAAAGGGGAGAAAGTTTGCTTTTGAATCATACGAAGAGGTTTCAAAGCCCATGACATATAACGGAAAGTGGGCTATTTCGCTTTACGCGAAAGAAATTCGAGAAGAGTTGAAAAAACTTGAAGATTAGGGTTGACAGATAAGGATTCCGTGCTTATCTTTAGGGTTGAACAAATGCCAAATTGGGTTTGTTTAATTTAAATATAACTTGCTTAATTAAGGAGAACATAGAATGACTAGACTAGTACCAACTAATATTTTTAACGAACTTAGGAACGATCCGTTTCTTGTAGGGTTTGATCAAATTTTTGATCGGATTGTTTCGACAGGCGCAGCGACAGCGCAATCTCCATCGTACCCGCCTTACAATATTGTAAGGAATGATAATTCCGATAGCTTTGCTATTGAGATTGCCCTTGCTGGATTTACAGAAAGCGAAATTAAGGTTGCGGTGAAGGAAGATGTTCTTACCGTCGAATCCGAGAAGGATCATAGTGCCGATTCTGCTGTGTATGTTCATCAAGGAATTGCAGCACGAAATTTCAAACGTGCGTGGACACTTAGTCCCACAGTTAAGGTTATTGGAGCCGAGTTTACGAATGGTCTTCTCGTAATTTCGTTGAAGAACGAGATCCCCGAAGAGGCAAAGCCCATCACGATTAAAATCAATAATGGGAACTGATGATGATTTTGTGGAAGGTCCACATGTATTGAACGGGTAGAACGTCCGTTCATTGGGGGGAGCTTTTGCTCCCCCCTTTTTTATGCTAGGAGATATTTTATGTTTATTTTTAATAAGCCCGTTAGGGAAGTTGATCGTGTTTTTATTCACTGCTCTGCGTCAAGTTTAAAAGCGCATGACGATGTTGGAGTGATTCGTGGCTGGCACCTCAATAATGGTTGGAGTGACATTGGTTATACCTATTACATCACTTTTGACGGAACGGTTCATCGAGGAAGGGATGTTGAAATTACTCCAGCAGCACAGAGAGGTCACAATACAGGAACGATTGCAATTTGTCTTTCGGGTCTTGCGGTAGACGACTTTACTCAAGAACAGTTTGAGTCGTTAAAAGATTTGTGTGAACAAATTGATGATAAAATTGCTGATGTAACTTTCCACGGTCATTGTGAAGTTTCTGATAAGGAATGCCCTGTCTTTGATTACAATGAAATTCTAAATCTAACTGATTTGGGGGTGATGCAGAGGACATCTTCTTTGTATGCTTATGCTGATGAAGTTGTTAAACTCAATGCTGGAATTGTTGAATCCAAAAAAGAATTTATTAAATTGTTTGAGGAATTGATGGGTATCGAAGAAGGTGTGAATGATTTAATTGTTCGCACTCGTAAATTGGGAGATGAAATCGAAAAATTATAGGATTATATTATGGCATTTTATACAAACGTAAGAGCTGTTGGAAATCATATTTTCCTTCGTGGCGTGGATGATCTAGGAGAACGATTCTCTAAGAAGGTTCGATACAGTCCAACACTATTTACTCCTTCAAAGGAAATTACGGAGTACACTACCATTGATGGTATACCCGTTTCACCTATAAACTTTGATACTATGGCTGAAGCTCGAAATTTTATTGAAGGATACAAAGACGTATCTAACTTTTCTTATTACGGCTATGATCGGTTTGATACTACTTTCGTTGGCGACACATATCCTGAAAAGATTGAATACGATTTCAAAAAGATTATGATTGCTAATATTGATATTGAGGTCGAGTCGGATGATGGGTTCCCTTTCCCAGAATCCGCAGCAAAACCTGTTATTTCAATTTCAGTTAAGTTCAATGATGCGTTTTATGTATTCGGATTTGGGGAACCTGAAGGGTGTCCAATCAAAGAAACTCTCTCGGCTAGAGACATTATCTATGTTTCCTGTCATGACGAGCGTGATCTTTTGGAAAGTTTCCTTCATACTTGGAATGAGTATTCTCCTGATATTATCACTGGGTGGAACGTAAATGGTTTTGATATTCCATATCTTTACAATCGTCTCACTCGGTTGTGGGATGAGAAGAAGGCGCGAATGCTTTCTCCTTGGAAATATTCTACCACCAGAACATTCAGGGGTGTTTATGGTAAAGACCAAACTAATATCTTCTTGACTGGGGTTTGTGTTCTTGATTACCTTGAGCTTTATAAAAAGTTTACATATGTTAATCGAGAGAGTTATCGTTTAGACTATATTGCGAACGTTGAGTTGGGAGAGAAAAAACTTTCTTATTCCGAGTTTGGCAGCTTGCATACATTATATAAGAAGGATTATCATAAGTTTATTGAATATAATGTGAAGGATGTTGAGCTTGTTGCTCGTTTAGAGGATAAGATGAAGCTGATTGAATTGGCAGTTGCTTTGTCCTATTCTGCAAAAGTCAATTATGATGATGTGTTCTCTCAAGTGAGAATGTGGGAGAATCTTTGTTATCATCATCTCAATAAAACCAAAAGGGTGTTCCCTTCGCGAAAAGATTCAACAAAGACTGTTCAGTTTGAGGGTGCCTATGTTAAGGAGCCTCAAGTTGGAGCCCATAACTGGGTGGTGTCTTTTGATCTAAATTCACTTTACCCTCATTTGATGATGCAATATAATCTTAGCCCAGAGAAATTGGTTCCAGAGGATATGGCAAATGATGATCTTGTCGCTTCATTGAAACGTGGTCCTTGGGACACCATTAGCAGTTATGATAAAATTATTGAAAAGGAGTTCGACACTTCACTTTTAAAGCGGGATGATCTTACGGTGACTCCAAACATTATGTTTTTTAAGCGAGACTCTCGTGGGTTTCTTCCTGAGATTCTAGAGGATCTATATAATAGTAGATCAACATCAAAGAGGAAGATGATCGAATGTCAGAAGTTGGCAGAAAATTCAACTGGAAAGGAAAAGCAATATTATCTGAATTTGATTTCTGAGCATAATAACGATCAGCTTGCCCGTAAGGTTCAGTTGAATAGTGCGTATGGTGCCTTGGGAAATCAATACTTTAGATTCTATGATCTTCGTATCGCGGAAGCTGTGACCAAAGCCGGTCAGCTTTCAATTCGTTGGATAGAGAGTAAAATTAATAAATATTTGAATACTCTCTTGGGGACGACCGATGAAGATTTTGTGGTGGCTTCTGATACCGACAGCATATATCTTACTCTTGATTCACTTGTTAGTTTGGCTTTTGGAGCTGGAGTTGGAGAAGTTAAAACAGAAAAGGTGGTGGATTTTCTTGACAAGGTTTGTTCGGAAAAGCTAGAGCCTTATATTGATGAGTGCTATGATGAGCTTGCCGATTATATGAATGCATATGATCAGAAGATGGTGATGAAACGAGAAGCCATTGCATCCAAGGGTTTGTGGACAGCCAAGAAACGATATGTTCTTAGTGTCTATAATAACGAGGGGGTAAGTTATAGTGAACCCAAATTAAAGGTTATGGGTCTTGAGGCAGTCAAGTCTTCTACTCCAGAAGTTTGTAGGCAGAAGATTAAGGATGCTTTGGATATCATCATGAACGGTAAAGAGGAGGATGCCCAAAGGTTTATTGAGTCATTCAAGTCTGAGTTTTATTCACTTCCAGTTGAGGACATTGCCTTTCCGCGTGGAGTGAATGGTATCAATAAGTATGAAGATAATGACGCATACATAAAGGGTACTCCGATTCATGTGAAGGGGTCTATTATTTACAATCGGCTAATTAAAAGTCATGATTTGAATTTGGCGTATCAGCTTATTGGAAATGGTGATAAAATTAAGTTTTTGTATCTGAAAAAACCCAATCCTTGCGGCGAGTCTGTGATTTCAATTCAGAATAATTTGCCCAACGAGTTTGGTTTGCAGCAATATGTCGATTATGATATACAATTTGTCAAGGCATTTCTTGACCCAGTTAAAGTGTTGTTGGATTGCATAGGATGGAAATCTGAAAAATCTAATACACTAGAGAGGTTTTTTAAATGAATATGGAAAATGTAAATGATGAAAATCAAGATGCTTTGGAGTTAACTAACAATGCGACAACAGATGTTCTCGGTGCTTTGTTTGGTGGAGATGGTGATGGATTGGACAAGGCTGGCGTATACATGTTGATGGATGATATTAAGAACGATTCGGTTCGACCAGTGATTGAGTGGATACTGAGAAATAACCTTTCCCCATCTCAGCCAGAAAATCTTACACTCATTGTAAATTCGGGTGGTGGTAGTGTCACAGATGCATTCGCGCTTATTGATACTATGCGAGGTTCTGGTATTCCTGTTCATACAATTGGTTTGGGTGAGGTGTCTAGTGCAGCTTTGATGATCTTTATGGCAGGAGCAACGGGTCATCGAACATTGACTCCAAACACTGCCATTCTATCTCATCAATACTCATGGGGTAAATGGGGTAAGGAGCATGAGCTTTTGACTGCAAAGAAAGCATTTGATCTGACTGCAAAAATGATTCTTACTCATTATAAGAAATGTACGGGAATGACCGAAAAGAAGATTAGGGAGGTATTGCTTCCAGCTCATGATGTTTGGCTTGGTGCTTCAGAAGCAAAGAAGTTTGGTATTTGTGATCAGGTTAAGGATCTTTACTGATGTACACAATTATTACGAAAGATAATTGTAAGTGGTGTGTTCTGGCAAAGAAGGAATTCAAAAAGAGGAATCTCTCATACAATGAGAGAAATATCCCAGAGGATCTTTCTAAAGAAGAATTTCAACATATAACTGAACAACATAATGCAAAGTTAACCGTCCCTAAAATTTTTAGGGACTCTGTTTTGATTGGTGGTTATGAAGATCTTATTGAACACTTTGAAAATGAACAAGGTGGTTTTGGAGAAGGTGGATTATGAGCGGAACATTTGATTTTCTTGGTGATTTGAGTAAGGTGAATCCCTTTGTTGATCAGTATGCAGATGTAACATCATATACTGATACGGGTTCTTATATTTTGAATGGTCTTATTTCGGGTTCGATTTACAAAGGTCTTCCGGGGAATAAGATTACTGCCCTTGCTGGTGAGTCTGCAACGGGCAAGACATTCTTTTTGATGGGAATGATTCGCCAATTTCTTAATGATCACAAAGACGGTGGAGTTATTTTCTTTGAAAGTGAATCTGCCATTACGCATGATATGTTTGATGAACGTGGCATTGATAGCCAGCGAGTAACAATGCTTCCGGTGTCTACTGTTGAAGAGTTTCGTACACAGGCAATGAATATTCTGAAGAGAGTTCAGGAGACACCCGAAAGTAGTCGTCACCCTCTTCTATTTTGCTTGGATAGTCTGGGTCAGTTGTCAACAAGCAAGGAAGTTGCTGATGTTGAGTCTGGTTCTGAAAAGAGAGACATGACTCGCGCTCCTATGATTAAGGGTGCGTTTCGTGTGTTGACGATTCAGTTAGGTAAGCTGGGAATCCCAATGGTTGTCACTAATCATACATACGACAGCATCGGGAGTCTGTATCCAACAAAGGAACTTGCTGGTGGTAGTGGCTTGAAGTATTCTGCTGATAATATTATATTTCTTACTAAGCGAAAGGAAAAGGTTGGGACAGATGTTGTTGGTAATGTTATTCATTGTAGAAACTACAAGTCTCGTTTAACGGTAGAGAACAAGATGGTTGATGTTCTTCTTCGTTATGATACAGGACTGGATAGGTATTATGGTTTAATTGAACTTGCTGTGGCTCATGAAATTTTCAAGAAGGTTTCTAATAAGATTGAGTTGCCGGATGGAAACAAACACTATGCAAGCCACATTATAAAAAACGCAGAGAAGATTTTTACAAAAGATATTTTAGATAAGATTGATAAGGCATGTGGGGTCGAGTTTAAATATGGAACCACGCAGGCTACAATGAGTGAAGATATTGAGGAGGTGAGTGATGTGGGAGACGAGTGAAAATAATATTAAGGACTACTATCGTTTAGTTTCCAATCCAGAAAATAATAGTGAGGGTGCGGTTGAATTGACAACGGGTCCATTTTCGGGATTGGTGTATAAGTATGGCGATTTTCGCTTTGGTAAGCCCAGTGAGCTTGATGAGAATTTGAAGGTGGAGTATCAGTTTGAGGTTCTTCATATCCCAGAGGAAATTCGAGATGTGGACTACCCCGAAGATATGAAGGATAGTTTTGATCAATTGCTCTTAAATGTTTTGGTAGATATGGTCCAAGACGAAGCGGATAAGGAAGTGAGAAATCGACATGGCAACACGGAAGACGGAATTGATAATACTGACGAGTCTCATGAAGGACCAGTCCTTCATGAAAAGCGCAGTTCCGTTTCTGAAGAGTGAGTATTTTCATGATAATGCGGATCGGATTATTTTCGATGCTATTGTTAAGTATGTCAACAAGTATAATACCAATCCTTCCGTAGAATCTTTGCGTGTAGAGATCGACGACGCCAATGTCGGAGGCGGAAACGGGCAAGATTATGAATCTGTTATTGAAACTATTGATGAGATTGAGAAGTCTGATCCTAATAACGAAGAGCAGTGGTTGATTGATACGACCGAAAAGTTTTGTCAAGACAAGGCAATCTATAATTCAATCATGGAGTCTATTCAGATTCTTGATGGAAATACTAAAAAGGACAAAGGTGCTATTCCAACTCTTTTGACAGAGGCTCTTTCCGTTTCGTTTGACTCTCATATTGGTCATGACTACATTGAGGATTCTGCTGAACGATTTGCCTTTTATAACAGAAAGGAAGAACACATTCCCTTTGATATTTCTCTTTTTAACGAGATTACTGAAGGCGGGTTGATTAAAAAGACGTTAAACGTTTTGATGGCATCTCCGGGTGCTGGTAAAACTTTGGCAATGTGTCATATGGCTGCAAGTGCAATGTCCAGTGGATACAATGTTTTGTACATTACTCTTGAAATGGCAGAAGAAAAAATCTCTGAAAGAATAGATGCGAACCTGATGAATGTTTCGATGTCAGACTTAAAGGGTCTTGCCAAATCAATTTATGACAACAAGATCAGTGATCTGCGACAAAAGACTACGGGCAAACTTATTGTAAAGGAATATCCAACAGTTCAAGCTGGAGCAGGTCATTTTCGGCATCTTGCAAAAGAACTTGCCATGAAGAAAAATTTTGTTCCTGATCTTGTTTTCATTGACTACATCAATCTTTGTCAGTCGATGGTTTACAGAGGAGCAAACGTAAATAGTTATGAGAAAATTAAAAGTATCGCAGAAGAGCTTCGTGGACTGGCTGTTGAACTCGCTGTTCCCATTGTTACTGCGACTCAGATTAATCGTTCTGGATCATCTAGTAGTGATGTTTCGATGGAAGATGTTGCAGAGAGTTTTGGACTTCCTGCGACGGCTGATCTTTTTCTGGCGTTGATTCGTACAGATGAATTGGATGAGATGAACCAGATTATGATTAAGCAATTAAAAAATCGGTATTCTGATATGACTTCTAAACGCAGGTTTGTGATTGGAGTTGATCGTAATAAAATGCGATTGTTTGATTGTGAAGATGATGCTCAGAGTGATCTTATGCAGGATAGCAGCTTGTCTTCTAATAAGAATAACTCAACTGCCCCCAAGGGTGTGAGCAAGTTTTCGGATTTCATTGTGGACTAAATACATATGTCAGTTGTGATAAACATAAAAAGGAGAATGAATTATGACTACGGAATTTATGGTTAGTATTGTGGATATTCTCGTTCATATTGTTGGAGTTGCTGCGGTTGTTGCGACGTTGACGCCGAACGAGAGTGATAACAAAGCGGTTGATTTTATTTTAAATCTGATCAACATGCTTGGTGGCAATTTAGGTCGGGCGTCGAACGACCCTGATGCCTAATTGTTTGGGAAGTGTTTACATTAACCCAGAGTTTAGGTTATATGACCCAAATTCTGGGTTTTTGTATTTTGTTATGGAAAAAGAAAAGATACTGGAGACGCTTGCAGATCAGGATGGCGCAGGAAACCCTTGCCTCTTATAAATAATATTGTATTGTTTTAAGGGGATTATCTGTGGAAATTACTCAATCAACTCAACCACTATCTGGTACTACTGGATTAAAGATCGAAAAATATGCACCATCTGTTGCAGATATGTTTGCTGCTGGAAAATTTAAGGTTAGTTCCACGAAGATGGTTGGATCAAAAGACAAAAAAGCATTAGATAAGTTTTTGAAATTAGTAAATTCTGGACAAAATAGAGAAGCCGTGAATTTGACCTTTTTGGGTGATGATGGAAAGGTATATACATTCGGTCAAATACGCAAACCAAAAGTTACTGCAAATATGGGGGACACTGCCGAGGGTGTGTTTGCTGCTGCGATTTTTTGTCGATTCACAAATAGAAATACAGATGTTAAGGTGACTGATGTATTTAAAGTTTTGAATGGTATAAGAAAAACCGAAACAGTAAAAGGTGGTGCCAAAGTTGAGAAAAATGTAAAAGCCGATAATGAAGGTATTTCATTAAAGGATGATGTAAAGTTATACATATCTTTGGCAAAGGCTAATTTAAATTTTTTGATTGATAAAAAAAGCAAAGCAGCACTAAATGGTTATGCACAATCTTCGGTAGCATATGCAAATAATATAAATGTAAAAAAATGGGCAAAGATCATATATGAAAATAGAAGATATGACCAAATAGAAATAATATCAGATGGTGTTGGTAGTTTGCCCGGAATGGGACAGACCACCACCAAGGTTGATACTTTTGTTACTATTACAGATGATAAAGGTAAACCGCAGGACGTTGATATTAAGGTGTCCTTAAAGGTTGATGACGTTAAACAGTTTGGTCAAAAGGGTGGTGTTAATTTTGACCGCCAAAAAAATGCACAAGGCAAAATGGTTGATGGTTATGTAGAACTTTTTGATAAGTTGTTTGGTATTAATATTAAATCAAAGAAGAATGTGTATAATAGAAAGCTGCATAAAGAAAAAGACACTTCTGGTGCAATTAATTACATATATGATCACGTTGCGAGTGAGTTAACAAGTCGAATGAGAACTAAACGACAAAGAGCTGATGTGTTTAAGAATCTGGGAGACGCCATAGATGATTTTGCTACTCTCGGCGAAGAACATGTAACTCTTGTACAATTGGCTAAAGGTGAAGCGAAAATATATAATTTTCGTGGTTTGAATAATGTTTTAGCTGAGTATGATTTTGATGTTGATTATGTTAAGGGAATAAATAAAACCACTGGTGAACCTCTTCCGAGTGTAATTATCGTGGAAAAAACTTCTCGCGCACAACTGCTTATAGTGAGGGTAAAAAGAGAATCTGTTGGTGGCGGTTACTATCGTAATTTGATAGAAAAGGGGAAATTTATGGGTGATCTAATTGCGGAGTATGCATAATGCAATCATTTAATCAATTTTTGACAGAAGACGCAACCAAGAACTTGCACCTTGAACATCTTGAGGATCTTGTATTCTTTTATGGTATTGATGGTATGCGCTCTGGTATCAACTTCCTTCGTTCTATTCGGGACATGCTTTCCGGCAAGTCTACGAAGAAGGTTGATCTACATGTGAAGTGGGATGGAGCCCCTGCTGTCTTTGCAGGAACCGATCCAGAAGATGGGAAGTTTTTTGTTGGAACCAAAGGTGTGTTTGCCAAGAATGCCAAGCTGGTCAAGTCGAATGCCGATCTAAAGAAGTATGGTTATTCTGGTGGTCTTGCAGATAAGTTAAAGATTGCGCTCAAGGAACTGCCCAAGCTGGGAATCAATGGAGTCATTCAGGGTGACATGATGTTCACCAAGAGTGACCTTTCTGATGAAACGATTGATGGAATTGATTACGTTACATTTCAACCCAATACAATCGTCTATGCAGTAGATACGACATCAGCACTTGCCAAGCAAATTAAAGCAGCAAAGATTGGTGTCGTGTGGCACACAACATATACTGGTGATACTCTTCCTGATATGTCTGCATCTATTGGTGTAAACATTGCGGGCATGAAAAAACCAAAGAGTGTGTGGTATGACGACGCCTACTATCACGATCTTTCGGGTAATGTGTTATTCACCCCCAAGGAAATCAAAGAACTTAATCGCCATCTTTCGCGGGCTGGTAAGGCATTCCGAAAGGTTAAGTCAAAAGATTTAGATTTGTTTATTGATATGCAGAATAAGATTCCTTCGGCTGCGGTGGGGTCTTCCTATAAGACCTATTGCAACACGAAGGTTCGTGCAGGAGAGGCAATTACTAATCCTCGCAAACATGCCGTTGAGTATTATAATTATTTTACTCAGTGGTGGGATACTCATATTGCTGGTCTGAAAATGCAAAAGACAAAGGATATCAAAGAACGAACAAAGCAAGAGCATCTCAAAGTATATCGAAAAGTTAAACCTACGTTGATTGCGTTTGCAGAGTATCAGACACATGTGGTCAATGCAAAGAATGTGATTGTGGAAAAGCTCGGAAGTGGTGCAAATCAGTATAGAACCTTTGTTAAGACCAATACAGGATACCGAGTCACAGGAGACGAGGGTTTTGTTGCAGTGGATCGTGACGGAAAGACAATCAAATTAGTTGATCGTCTTGAGTTTTCACATCAGAATTTCACTGCTATCAAAAACTGGGATTCCTAAATATAATATATTTGGAGAATAAAATGAACGAAGTTTGGTCAATGCAAAGACGCCGAAAGCAAGGGCAGATGATGAAGCGAAAAGCTAACGTCATTGCACGCGCTCGCAAGCGAAAACTTTCTAAGTTTGCTGATGCCAAATCACTAAAGAGACGAGCCCAAAAGGCAGCGAGAGAAATTCTATTCAAGAAGCTGACTTCTGGAAAAACTAAGGGTGAGATTGAATCTAAGCAAATGTTGATTTCAATCGAGAAGAGACTAGAAAAGCACAAGGCAAAGATCAATAAGTTGGCAGTCAAGATACTGCCAAAGATCAAGAAGAAGGAAGCCGAAAGATTTAAGCAGATGAAGTCATCTGCTCCAAAAAGCTGAATAGTATGTTACAGCAGTTAGGCTAAGGGAAACCTGCTATGAAAAGAAAAATTGTATTTGCGTGGGGAAGATTTAATCCTCCCACGACAGGACATAAGGTCGTCATGGACCGCGTTGCAAAAGAAGCAAAGTCGCGAAAAGCGGAGTATGCTATATTTGCATCTAAATCCAATGACCCCAAGAAGAATCCACTCACCTTCCGCACGAAGGTCAAGTTTCTCAAGCAGTCCTTTCCTACACATTCAAATAACATTAATGCTTCTCCGAGTATCAAGACCGTTCTTGATGTTATGAAATTTCTTGATAAGAAGTATCAAGAGGTGTCTCTTGTTGTGGGTTCCGACAGAGCCCAAGAGTTTAAGAGACTGCTTAATCAGTATAATGGAAAAGAATATGATTTTGATAAAATTGAGATCATCTCGGCAGGAGAAAGAGATCCTGATGCCGAAGATGTGACCGGAATGTCTGCATCCAAGATGCGGAAGTTTGCAGTTGATGGTAATTATAAAGAGTTCAAGAAGGGTTCTCCGATGAAGAATCCCAAGGCACTTTATGATGCTATCCGGCGTGGAATGCAGATCACGGAACATATCTATGAATCAATTGAAGACACTCACGTTGTAGGTGATAAGAGTGTGACGGGAAGGCGTTTCAATACACTTCTTCGCTTTGGTTTGGTTCCGATGAAAGACCTTCCAATCACAAAGAGAACATTCAAAGATCTTGAGAAGTCCGGTTCAAATCCAGAGTTGCGAAAACATATTATCGCTGTTGTAGATAAAGTTCTTGAGTATGTTATGGCAGATGATTTGCTCTACAGGAGAATGCTTCTTCTCCTGCATGATGATTTCTTAATGAAAGAAGATCATCGCGATGCTCTTGTTAAAAAATCAGAGAAGAGTGGAATTGCTTATCAGTCTTTGCTTGAGGTATTTTTGAGGGGATTAGCCTCAAGTCCAATTTACGGAGATAAGACAGCACATCAATATGCATTTGATCGGGTCAACTCCTTTGTCTCTGGTGGTAATTCAAGAAGAAGCGTAGACTCTGATATTTGGGAGAGTTTTCAAAAGAAGTCTGATAGGAGATATGGCATGAAGAAGTTTAAAGATTTGGTGCAGGATACTACTCCTGCTGAGTGGGGAACGAAGGAACTGGCAAGTCGTTACAGTAAAGAGGTTCCGGGTCAGCCTGATGATGTTGAAGACATTGAGCCGCTTATTGATTTTCATGAAGTCGCTCCTCCGAGTGCAGGTGCAGAGAGATTCATCAAAGCCAATAAAGCCAAGTTTAAGAAGCAGTATGGTGAAAAGAACGGAGAAAAGGTTCTTTATGCAACTGCATGGAAACTTTTTGGCAATAAGGATTGAATATTTTTTAATGGGATTTATGTATTACTAAATAGTAATATAACTTTAGGGTTTAAGGGAGATACAAAATGTCTACTTGGCATAAACAAATTTCAGATAGTCTTGCTGATGCGGTTTCTGGTGTACTGCAAGAAAAAAAATCTAATGGAACACGTCTTGACCCTGTGGGAAAAGAAGATGGTGACATTGATAACGATGGGGATACAGATTCTTCTGATCAGTATCTTAAAAATCGACGAAAGGCTATCAGTAAAGCTATTCGCAAGCCATCTAAACGAGGGAAGAAATTAGATCTTTCTGGAAAAAAAGAGCAGATTACCATCAATCCCGATGTGAATGAAGATTTTCGAGACGAACGATCCGCGATGCTTGAGAATCTTGAGGCTTCTTTTGATTCGGTATTTTCTTATTCAAACAAAGAGGAAGAATCTTTCCGAAATGATTGGATGAATAAATTTGATTCGCTCGTTTCATCAAAAGAGCCAAGCGCATATCTTGATCCGTTGCAGCGGCGAGTTGCGTACATTGAGGGACTTACTCCCGAACAAGCAGCAAACCGATATCTTTCCCATGCAACTGCGAATGATAAATTTTCTGGTGGGGAAAATAAGGCATCTTCTCGTGGAGGAGATAAGTATGGCAGCGCGCAGCATCAGGCGGTTGGTCACACAGAGCCGGTGCATCAACCAAAGTATAGGAGCAACTATCGAATTAAGTAATTAGTGCTAATTATTATGAATATTTCTTCTTTGAATGAAAAAACTATTGATTCCTATATGATTATGTCGTATAATAATCCTCAGTGTGTAGACCTTGAGGAATTTCATGACGACGTTAAAATACCTAAGTATATCAAAAGATTGATTAATCGGTATTTGAGTTCTGGTGAATTGAAAGAGCGGCTGATTCTAAATCATATTATAATGTTCTATAATGTATTTGAGTTTGAAGCTGCAACTCGAATATTATTTTTCAAAATGGAACCTGATGATTATTCTGTATTAAAAACGTTTTTGACATATTTAAATTTTATGCCAGACATTGTTGTAAATATAAAAGGTAAAGATATCATCGGTTCTGATATACCCACATGTACCGATGTTGTGGATAGGTTGAGGGAGATATGAAATGCTAAAAACATATACAGATCTTATTGAATCTCTTCGTGATTTTGAAGAATCTGAAGCTCCTGCTACAACTGTTGGTTCAGTTGGTGGTGGAATGGTCGGCGAACCTCCGGGTCCAAAAAAGAAGAAGAAAAAAAAGCAAGAGATCTTTGCTGGGACAAATGTGTATGAAGTTTCTTCCGAGGTTTTTGCTAAGTGTAAGGGTGAGAAATCAAGATATGATCGTTATGTAAAACATGTTGGTGGTGATGAATGTGGTCAAAATATTCGCGAATATGGTTTGAAGAATCCAAAAAAAGGTATTATCATTAAGGATTCTACCTATGGCATGATGATGTATCTTAGAAGGGGTAAGCGGTGATGGTTGGTTTTCTTATTTCTGCAATAAAAATTGCCCTGAATGCGATTGTTACTTTTTTTAGTGGAATTGTTGGTGAGTGGATGAGGATTCAGAGTTCTCGAAAACGCGGAAAAGCCGAGGCACAAAATGAGGCACATGAAGAGAATGCAAAGAGGAGAAAAAAAGCAGATGATATTTTACAGAAACCTATCAAGACTGGCAAGAGTCTTACCGATAATATTCGTAAGCGTTCTAAGTCTAAGTCTTCTGGGAAGTAGTTGTAAAACGATTCCAGTGGTCACGCCTCCTGCGTGTCCTGTTTGGTCCGAAGAGGCTATTTCTGAATTAGAATTTCTTTATGTATTACAGGAGCTTGGTGAGATAGACATGGAATCTTTGTATTATCAGTTGGGAGAGAATCAGAGGCATTGCGAGGCTCTGGATGTTTATTTAGAAGGTACATAAAGAAGGTGTAATGTAATGGAAGATGTTTTTCGGCAGGTATCAGTTGGTGTATTAATTTCAGCGATGTGTGGTTTATGGGTATTTGCTGCTACTCGGGCTTCTTCTGAATCGGTAAACGACGTAAGAGAAGAAGTTAAACATCTCGAAAATAAATTTGATGAAGATATTGATCGGATTAGATCCAACACGGATGAAATTAAAGACACCTTTCATCGTGCGATGATTGAGCAGACTGAGTTTCGCGCTCAGGTCCGAGAGAAGCTAGAAATATCAAAAAATAACTAAATCATTTACCCGTGAGAATATATTATGAAGCATGTAGACGTGAAGTACGTTGGGCTATTGTCGTCCAGATTACAACAGTTCAAGAAAAAAACCAATAATCTCTATAATTTCCGTTGTCCGCTTTGTGGAGATTCTGAAAAGAATCGTTATAAAGCTCGTGGATACCTATATCCAAGCAAGGATCGAGACAGTTTTGTGTTTAAGTGTCACAATTGTGGTGATACTAGATCCTTCGGCAATCTAATTAAGCATGTCGATAATATGATGTATAAGAATTATATGCTTGAGGGTTTTGGTAAGAATACGCAACGTGAGGAAAAACGAGAAACGCCTAAGCGAAAGAGGAGGGTGCGTGATGTACGTTTCCTTGAAGATTTGGGGGCAGAAAGAGTTGATCGTATTCCAAGGAATCATGTGGTCCATCGCTTTATCAATGATCGAAGAATTCCCGATTCATCTTTAAACCGATTGTATTACATCCACGATGATAATGCTTTGGAGAAGGTAGATCCTATCTACAAAAATCGAATTCGGGGAAATCAGCCTAGAGTTATTCTTCCATTTATTAATAGGGATGGGGAGCTTGTTGGAATTGCTGCGAGAGCAATTCACAGCTCTACGAAAATGCGTTATCTTGCATTCCGTCTTAATAATAATGCGCCGATGATATTTGGTCTTGATCAAACCAAAAGAAATTCTAGAGATTCTATTTATGTTGTTGAGGGTCCGATTGATTCTTTATTTCTAGACAACGCAATTGCAGTGGGTGGTGCTGATTTTTCCAAACTAGAATCGGAAGTTAGGAAAGATAAGTGTGTTATCGTATTTGATAATGAGCCCAGAAATAAAGAAATTGTTAAAAAAATTAAAAAAATTATTGACGATGATTATCGTGTTTGCATCTGGCCTGAAAACATTAAGGAAAAAGACATTAATGATATGATTCTTGCAGGAACCCCCGCGAGCAAAATCGAAGAAATGATAAATAAAAACACCTATTCTGGTTTGCAGGCATTGGTGGCATTTAACGCATGGAAGAAGGTACTTATATAATGGAACGGTTGACCCCGAGTGAAGTAAGGTTGGTTGATTGCATGGGAAGCGACTTGACAGTCGTTAATGCAGCCAGAGTGAGTTTTAATAAAAATGTAGAGCATTTTTCGAGTGGAGATGAAAAGCTGATTAAGTTTCTTGCGGAAAATAATCACTGGACTCCGTTTGGACATTGCTCTTTGCAGTTTAGGATAAAGGCTCCCATTTTCGTTGCGAGACAATTGGTTAAGCATCAAGTGGGTTTAACTTGGAACGAAGTATCGCGGAGATATATTCAAACAGAACCAGAACTTTTTAGACCAGAGAGTTGGCGAGCCAATCCTGAGAATAAAAAGCAAGGTTCTTCTGAAACTGAAGAAGTTTTGTGGCTTTTGATTAATGAACTTTCGGTTGATGATGCAGTTGAGAAAATGGGTAAGAAATGTGTGAACCTATATAATCAACTGATTGACGCGGGTGTCTGTGCGGAACAGGCTCGTATGGTTCTTCCTCAAAGTCTTATGACAGAGTGGTATTGGACAGGCTCTCTATATGCATTTGCAAGAGTTTGTAATTTACGATGTGCAAAAGACACTCAAAGAGAGACGAGAGAAATCGCTGACTTAATTAGTTTCAGTATGAAAGAAAGATTCCCGGTATCTTGGAAATATCTGGTAGGAGAAAATTAAAAATGACAACCCCTAAGATGACCGTTCTACAACAATACATTCACTCTTCTCGATATGCTCGATGGCTTCCTGAGAAGAGTCGTCGAGAAACATGGGATGAAACTGTTGACCGATTTGTGAACTTCTTTGATGAACATCTCAAAAATACCACGAAGGGTTCGATTGAAGATGTGAAAGATGATATCCGTCAAGCGATTTTCAACATGGAAGTTATGCCTTCTATGCGATCTATGATGACAGCGGGTACTGCATTGGAACGTGAAAATATTGCAGGATATAATTGTTCCTTTGTTGCTGTTGACTCTCCGCGCGCATTTGATGAATCTCTTTATATTCTTATGAATGGTACGGGTGTTGGATTTTCTGTGGAAACCCAGCATATCGAAAAACTTCCTAACGTTGCCGAAGAATTTCACGAAACAGACAGTACGATTGTTGTTGCCGATAGCAAGTTGGGTTGGGCAAAGGCTCTAAAAGAACTTGTTGCAATGCTTTACACAGGACAAATTCCAAACATTGACACCTCAAATGTTCGTCCCTCTGGCGCACCTTTAAAAGTTTTTGGTGGTCGAGCATCTGGACCAGAACCGTTGGTCAAAACATTTATATCCTTCATCAATACATTCCGACAGGCTTCTGGTAGAAAGCTGACTTCTCTTGAGTGTCATGATCTTATGTGCCATGTGGCATCTTGTGTTGTGGTTGGTGGTGTTCGTCGCGCGGCTTTGATTTCTCTTTCCGATTTGACTGATGAGCGAATGCGACATGCCAAGACGGGTCAGTGGTATACGACAGAACAACATCGTTCGTTTTCAAATAACTCTGCGGTATATAAAGAAAAGCCTGACATTGGTGTGTTTATGGCAGAGTGGCTTTCACTTTATAACTCCAAGAGTGGTGAACGTGGTATTGTCAATCGTCAAGCTCTTAAAGAAAAAGCAGCAGAAAACGGAAGACGAGATATTGATTATGAGTTTGGCGTAAATCCATGTTCTGAAATTATTCTTCGTCCAAATGGATTCTGTAATCTTTCTGAGGTAGTTGTCCGCGAATCAGATACTCTTGCAGATCTTGAACGAAAGGTTGAGATTGCAACGATTATTGGAACTATGCAGTCTACTCTGACCAAGTTTAAGTATCTTCGTGCAGACTGGAAAAAGAATGCTGAAGAGGAGCGACTGTTGGGTGTCAGCCTAACTGGTATCATGGATAACAAGTTGACTAATGGCAAGAGAAATAATCTCGCCGAGATCCTTACCATTCTCAAGGGAGTTGCGATTGAAACTAATTTGGTATGGTCAAAGGTTTTTGGTATTCCGCAATCAACTGCGATTACGACAGTCAAACCTTCTGGAACGGTTTCCGTCCTAGTTGATTCTGCGAGTGGTATTCATTCAAGGTTTTCGCCATACTATATTCGGACGGTTCGTGCCGACAAAAAAGATCCGGCAAGTCAATTCATGATTGATCGGGGAGTTCCTGTTGAGGATGATATTATTGCTCCAGACCACAATCATGTATTTTCTTTTCCGGTTTCTGCTCCAAAGGACTCTGTTGTCACTACTGATCTTTCTGCCATTGAACAGTTGGAGAGATGGTTGGCTTATAAGCAACATTGGTGTGAACACAATCCATCATGTACAGTAACCGTAAAAGAACATGAATGGGTTGAGGTTGGTGCATGGGTATATGAACACTTCGATGAATTAACTGGTGTTTCGTTTCTGCCCCATACAGATCATATATATAAACAAGCTCCTTTCATGGAGATTGACAAGGGGAAATATGTTGAATTAAACAAAAACATGCCACAGAGTTTGGATTGGACCGAGCTTGGAAAGTATGAGGAATCAGACCAAACAATTGGTTCGCAGACGATGGCATGTACAAGCGGAGAATGTGAGATCATTTAATGTCTATTCCATTTGACGAAGAATACGAAAAAGAGGTTGTCGAAATCAACTTAGAGTGTGCAGAGTGTCGTACCGAATATAGCGTTTTTACAAATACGCACGGTTTTTTGGAACAGGCTCGATATTGCCCGTTCTGCGGCGTCTACAACGTTGATTATGATAGGGTAGAAGAGGAACTAGAATAATGCCTGTTTTGGCGGGTATTGACTATTCTTTAACTTCCCCAGCTATTTGTGTTTACGATACAGAAAAGGGTGACTTTTCTTACCAACGCACAGAAATGTATTTTCGTTCAAATTTGGCTAGATTCGATACATTTAGTGAAGGGAATCTTCACGGAAGTAATCATGGACCTTGGGATTCTGAAATAGATAGATATAACGACATTTCATCATGGGCTGTGAAGGTCTTGACTAAACATCAAGTGACTCAGGTTTATTTGGAGGGATACTCGTTTGGTTCGACAGGTCGTGTTTTCAATATAGCGGAAAATACTGGTATATTGAAATATAAATTATGGGATGCTTTAATTCATTGTGATATTCTTGCTCCTACCACAGTCAAGAAATTTGCAACAGGTTCGGGAAGAGCATCAAAGGTTGATATGTATAATCAATTTGTTGAGGAGAACGGTGAATCTAATTTGAAAGATTCTTTGACGCCTCGCTCGGACAATATAATTAGTCCATTAAATGATGTTGTGGATGCCTATTATATTTTAAAGTGTGGTATATTCAACTAATAAAAAAAATGCAAAAAAATGCATTTTTCTATTGACTTTGAATCTCAGTGGTGTATAATATGGGTCTACTTTAAGAGGAGCTACATATATGAGCGGGGTTAAGACGAGACGAAGCGGTGAAAATGATCATCGCTTTTGGTATGAAGCGGGAACTGATAATAAGTTGACTCGAATCCTTCGCGTAGATAATGGTAAGCGATCTTGGTTTTGGGGCTTCAGAGAAGGTGATTCATACCGTGAGATTCCGAAGGACAAGACGATTCTTCGATAAAGATTTTTAAACCGTTTTGTAGATTGGGTCGGCGTTTCTACAAAACTTTTTTGAAGCCGACAATAAGAGGAAATAAAAATATGGCATTTGCAGCTAATTCTAAGACACGAAAGATTGTTGACTATCTCAGCGAGGGTCGTACCCTTACTGCGGCACAGGCTCGCGCACGCTTTGGCGTGCAGAACTTTAGTGCTACGATGTCAACTATCCGTAAGACTGTTGAGGCTTATGGTAATTGGGAAGTTACCAAGGATGTTGCCGCTAACGGATCTACGAAGTATGGTATTCACCGACTATCGTAGTCTTATATAAATTCAGTCTTCTCTAGTCTAGATTGAATTAAATCGAGGGGGTAGAACGATTAAGTAAGTCCAGAGAGACTCATCGTTCTGCCCCCTCTTTTTTTGCCTATATACTACCATACATGATGAATTGATGAGGAGCATATAATATCATGCCAACAGATAGTTTCGAGTTTCAGATTAATCAGGAATCATCTACACCTATGGGTGGTACGGAGCTGATTTATAATCGAGTTTTAGACCGTATTGATGATGATCTAAAGGATGAATTTCTTATAGTACCGCAACGAGTTCGCGAAGAACATGTTGGGGATTCTCGCAAAAAGATTCTTTGGCTTCATGATCTTGCGGAAGACCCTGAATCTGAACATCTCAAATACGAAGAGAATCGTGATATGTTTGAACGATTCGTTTTTCCTAGTAATTGGGCATTGTGGGAGTTTCATCAGAAGCTCGGCGTCCCTTACGAAAAGTCTGTTGTCATTCCGAATTGCATTAATCCCATTGAGGAACACGAGAAGCCCAAGGACGGAAAGGCACGAATTGTCTATTTCTCCACCCCCCATCGCGGTCTTAATATCCTAGAGTCTGTTGCTCGCGTGATGCAGGATGCTAGAAATGATTTTGAAATTGATGTATATTCCAGCTTCAAGTTATACGGTAGAGATGAGCAAGATGAGCATCCCGAATTTAAGGAACTCTATGAACGTCTTGAAGAGCTGAAGTGTGTTAATTATCACGGGACAGTTTCAAACGATGAGATTCGTAAGGCATTGTTGAAGACACACATCCTCGCATACCCCTCCACATACCTTGAAACTTCGTGTCTTGTTGCAATTGAATCAATGGCAGCAGGATGTATGGCAGTGGTTCCAAACTATGGTGCGTTGCCGGAAACGTGTAAGGACTTTGCTCACATGTATCCGTGGAGTCCTGACATTCAGCAACACGCTGCCACTCACTACCACTATCTGACCAACGCGCTTAACACCTTCTGGACAGATCGTGTTCAGGCATCGTTGACCATGCAGGCTACATACTATAATTATTTCTATAGTATGGATATGTGTGTTGGTAAATGGAATGGTCTTTTGAGGGGATTATTATAATGATTGAGAAGTTGGCAGTATACATTCTTGTAACAGATAATGACAATAAAAATAAAATTGAGCGGTGTCTCTGGTCTATTGATAATCAGCCTACAAGTGTTGAATTTGATGTCGTTGTAAATTGCCAAACCGAAGATTCTGATTTTTATGAATTAGTAAAGAATGCAGTTCCCGAAGAGTATGTTGTATTCAATACGAAGGGTGATGGTTTCTTTGGTAATGGAATCAATTCTTGTTTGAAACATTATGCGGATCATCGTGGTGATTGTGAGTGGTCCCATATTTCGATCATCAAAACCTCCGATTACTTTTATCCAATGTCATTTGATCTGTTGAATGAGATTCATGAGAAGTCTGGTTTTGATTATTTGAGTGGTATGGCTCATCATGTAGACTCCATTCGACCAATTCCCCCACATCGAGAAGATCCAAGAAAAGTTTATCCATATCAACCAAAGCGTTGGTTGTGGTCTTTCATTGATAATCGTCTTCCCGTTTTTCCGTTTCTATTTTGGGATGGTGAGAATATGAATGGAGAAGATTTTCCTCTATGTGCTTCGTCGAAGGCAGTTGAAGTTGGATTGAAAACATTGGAGGGAAATCACGATATTGCGGGATACTTCCTTACTCTTGATGCAATTACTCATCACTTGAACAAAGAGCTTACATTTGTCAGTACAGACTGTAATGAAATATATGTTCAGGATTATACCGAAGAGACTAAGTTTGATTCTGAAAAATATGATGAAGAGAAAGGTTATCCTTTTGATGTTAACGGTTTAGTTTACTCGGAAATGAACGCCGAAGAGTATCAAAAGCTCGCTGGAATTACTCGTCAATTTTTTCCATATGTGACAATGCCGCAAGTTTGGTCGCATAGGGAAAAGTGTGAGTTTGCTGCGAGGAATGAACTTCCATGAAAAATGTTTGTGTTATGCCGTTGGCTTCTCCTTCTGTTTCCATTTCTCATTTGGAAAGGTGTGTCTGGTCTATTGAGGCTCAAGATTCAGTTGAGTTTGATCATGATATTGTGGTCGTCGTGAACTCTCTTGATGATGAATACACTTCCCAAGTCAAAGCTACTTTCAGTGAGTATGATGTATTTGATACAGCATCTAATGGGAAGAGTGGTAAGGGTCATAATGCTCGTTATGATGTATATCGAGATATTTACAAAGACCGTGATTATACTCATGTGATGGGTATCGACGGAGACGATTATTATTATCCGATGGCATTGGATTGTGTCAAGAAAATACATGATGAATCCAATTTCGATTATCTCAGTGGCACCTGTCCATTCGTTGATACTGTACGCCGAAATCCTCCAGCCGATCTGGACCCAAGAATTAATTTTCAAATAGCTGATGGAATATACATTCATTCTTTTTTTGATCAGCGATTCGGATTACCCTCAAAAATTCTTTGGGACGGGCAAACATGCCCCGGTGGAGAGCCTCCTCTTTGTCTGTCTAATAAAGCAGTAGAATGTGAACTGCGTTATTTGGATGATATTGGATTGGCTGATGACTATCCATTTTTATGTCAGGGTGTTGCTGCTCATCTTAGAGATGAGATGAAATTTGTGGGCACAGATTGTAATGATATATATGTGTATGATTGTTTAGATGATCAGTCGTCGTCGCGACAAGAACATTCTCTGGACCCGAACAAAGGGTGGCCCTTTGACGTTGACGGGTTTTTGGAGAAGGAAATACAAAAAGAAATCTATCAGATTTTGTCTGGTGTGAAAATTTCTGATTTGCCTTTTGTTTCACTTCCACAGATTTGGGATGGTCAGAAAAAGGGTGAATATGTTTTGGAGAATATGATATGAAGTTGTTGGTAAAGTTTCCGACTCGCGGAAGACATGACACATTTTTTAATGTGTTGGATCAGTTTGTTAATTCACAGTCTGGGGACCATGATTGTCATTATCTAATTTCGTGTGACAATGATGACGAGACTATGAATACTCCCGAAACAATTAAGCGCCTTGAATCATATGACAATCTTTCGTATTTTTTCGATGAACGTGCTGGAAAGATTGGTTCTGTAAATCGGGATATTGAAAAGGTTTCTTCGGATTACGATATTCTAATGCAGCCTTCTGATGACTGGGAAGTCTTACAGAAAGGTTGGGATGACGTAATCGTTCAGGAACTTGATGTTTGTTATGATGACGGAGATGGGGTGCTTTGGTTTTATGATGGATACAACAATAGGACCGATACAATGTGTATCATGGGAAAGCCCTATTATGAACGATTCAACTACATCTATTATCCAGAATACATTACCTTTTGGTGCGACAATGAGTTTACAGAAGTTGCTGATCGTCTTGATAAATTAGCATTTATCCCTGAACCAATATTCAAGCATCAGCACCCAGACTGGACACACTCAAATGGATATGATGGGGCAAAGAGTGGGTATGATCAGTTATACATAGATAATGATAATGATGAGGATCGTATTCATGATGAGAAGTTGTTCTACGAACGCAAGGCAAACAACTTTGGGTTAGGGGTTTGATTGTGGTTGATCTTATATCTGAAGTTGGAATTGTGAATTGGGTTAAGAATCAGAAAGATTGTATTGTTCACACCAGAGATTTTAGTAATATTAATGATATTGATTTTCATGAATTAACTGGAACTGTTTTTGTGTGCTTAACTGGTTATCAGAATATTTTGAACTTCTTTTTTAGCGAATGTGTCAATAAAATAAATGTTCCGTTCGTATTAATTATTATCGAGTCTGATGAATATTTTTTGGATTTTGGGGTTTTGCAAAACCCAAATCTCAGGCACATTTTTGCATGGAATATCCCTGAAGGGGGTCATGATAAAATTTCAGCAATTCCTATCGGTTTAAATCATTATGGGCAAAAAAATTCTTTGAGTAATTATCTTTTAGATCATAAAATTGATTTTCATAATAGAGATCACTGGGTTGGTGTTAATTTTTTGGACCACACCCCCACCAGATCAAATTTATATAATAATTCTAATAATGAATGGAGTTCCTTTTGTCATAATTTTCCATATACTGCCCCATTAAATGAGTATTGGAAAACTTCAAATGTCGATGGAAAAATAAAAATTTCTGAAACATCACCCTTTGTTTACGATGAAATGATTAACTGTAAATATATCATGTCTCCTCCCGGTGCCGGGGTAGATTGTCACAGGACTTGGGAGGCATTATATCTCGATTGTATTCCAATTGTAGAAAAATCCCCTATATCGGAATTGTATCAAGATTTGCCCATTTTGGCTGTAAAGGATTGGGATGATTTGAATTTTGAGTATTTACAATTAGAATATGAAAAAATTTCAAAGCGAAAGATTCAAAATGATTATGATATGAATAAGATTAAATTGTCTTATTGGACTCATAAAATGGGCTATTTTTTGGAGAGTTGTTGATGAAAGTTTTAGTGACAGGATGTGCTGGTCTATTGGGAGGTCATTTTTCAAAATATCTTTTAGACAATGGTATTGGTGTTGTTGGTATAGATAATTTGTCTGGAGGATACCGATCTTTTGTAGATCCAAGACTCCATTTCTATGAAATTGATTTGTGTGATCGGGATTCCTTAGAGGAGATATTTTTGAATGAAAACATTGATTATGTTTTTCATTTTGCTGCATATGCAGCAGAAGGTCTTTCTCATTGGATTCGCAATTTCAACTACACTAATAATGTTTTGTGTTCTGTGAATGTGATAAACCTGTGCGTGAAGTATCAGGTTAAAAAGATAATCTTCACATCTTCTATGGCAGTTTATGGTGGTCAAAATCCACCATTCACGGAAGACATGAAACCGGAACCGGAAGATCCGTATGGAATTGCAAAGTTTGCCGTTGAACATGATTTGAAGTCTGCATTTGATCATTTTGGACTTAGGTATTCTATCGTAAGACCACACAATGTAATTGGAGTGAAGCAAAATATCTGGGACAGATACCGAAACGTAATAGGTATTTGGATTAGAAAACTGCTTGCGGGGGAAGACATTACGGTTTTCGGTGATGGTTTGCAAGAGAGATCATTCTCAGACATTCGATATTACATGAAGCCTTTTTATGATTTGATGTTTTATCATGATTCTGAAATATTCAATATTGGTGCAGATGAAAAAATTACAATTTTGGATGCAGCAAAAATGATTCAGAGAATTGGGCGTGACTATGGATACGATTCAAAAATTGTCCATCATGAACCTAGAAATGAAGTTAAGTTTGCATATTCTGATCAAACAAAAGCAAAAAATCTTTTATCGTTTAGAGATGAAACGGATTTAGAATCTACATTTAGAGAAATGTTTATTTGGGCTATGGATCAGCCTGAGAGAGAAGTTAAAAATGTTGATTATGAATTAGAAACAAAAATGTATTCTTTTTGGAGAAAGTGATACTAAGGAGCTTCTTTGAATATGAAAAGAATTCTGGTTAATTATGCAACAGAAGATTATAAAAAAACACAACACATAAATTCTGAGTCTGCTTTAGAGACAGGTAATTTTGATGATGTTTTTGAATACGATCCTAGTCTTATAGACGAAACTTTTTTACAAGAGTATCATAATATATTGAGTAGTAAACGTGGTGCTGGTTATTGGTTGTGGAAACCTTATATAATTTTAGATGCTCTTGAAGAGGTCGAATGTGGTGATGTTGTTGTATATGCGGATAGTGCTTCCGTTTTTATAAATTCATTTGATCCTATTTTTGATAAGTGTGTCAATGAAAGCAGAGGAATAGTTGGATTTCAACTTGAAGATTTTCATAAAAATTCCAGATGGACTAAGGGTGATTGCTTTTACAACTTGAACGTGAATAAATATGCAGACCTTCCTCAAGTAATGGCTAGTTTTATTGCGATTTGTAAAAATGACTTTTCGCTTGATTTTATAAATCAGTGGTTAAGTGCGTGTTGTGTTGAGTCTTCGATTACGGATTCGGAAAATGTCTATCAAGAAAACTTTTCTGACTTTGAAGATCATAGACACGATCAGTCAATCTTTAGTTTATTATGCAGAAAGTATGACGCATATATATACTCAGATATTACTCAATGGGGATTTAAGTCTGGAGTGATATTAGAAAATGAGCAGTTGATATATCACCATAGGAGTAAATTGTTATGAATATGTCTGGAGTTATTGATATTAATCGCAAGACATTAGAATCTGTAGAATCCTTTATAACTGATGAAGATTATCACGCCAGTTCTGATAATTATGGATTGCCTCCACAGGTTAGGAATTTAATTGATTTGTCTATAGATCGTGAGATTACTTATGTTGATTTGATGTTGTATTTGCAGACATATTTTGAAACCAAAGAAATTAATTATGTAGAGGTAGGGGTTTCTGTTTTGAAAACATTCTATCAAGTTTCTAATTTTTTGAACCACTCAAATCTGTATGCCTTTGATATTAACAAAATTAATCCAACAATAGAATCTAAATTTACTAAAGTAAAATCCTCAGACCAAATAAATCAATATGAACACAACACAAATAAGATTACGCATTTTAGAGGAGATGTATACAATGATGATGATTTTGATAAATTTAAAAACCATATAAATTCTAAGGTGAATGTAATTTTTTCTGATGCGTGCCATAGTAAAGCTGGTTTAGAATCAGAGTATGAGTATTTTATAAAGGATGTTTTGGCTGATGAGTTTATCTTATACTATGATGATCTCGACCATTCTGAAATGAGGGAAGTCTTTTTTGATGTGGCATCTGAGCTTGAATTAAAAAATCCTAATGTTAATGCAGCACTTTTGCGGGCAAATGGTTGGCTGGGGCAGCATGAGTTTGCTCATTTGAATGGTATCATTACAACATTAGATATTGAATCAATACTTAGTGATAATAATATTTATATTCCCATAGAATATAGGTGAGGAACTATAATGAATATTGTTCTATCTGTAAATGATGATCCTACTTATTTCTCTTTCTTAGAGAAGGCTGCTTCTTTTTATATAGAGTTGGGGCATAAGGTCTATGTTTCGTATGTGACAGACAAAGATACGCATCCTTGGAGCCATTTGAATATAGAAAAAGTAGAGATTTTTCCACTTCTTGATGGATTTGCTTCTGGAATTCAGGCTAAATTAGGAAGAAGTTTTTTGGTTTCTCAGTTAGATGATGAAGAATCTCTTTTTACACTTATGGATATTGACCAATTTCTTATTAATTTTGATTGGTTAAATTCCTGCATTAAAGAAGATTATTTAATTGACAATGATCTTATAGCCATTGGAGCAAATGGATACATTGGAAGACCATATGGTATTGATGGGAAATTTCCAATGTATTTTACTACAGCATATTCTCAAGGATTTAGGAAATTGTTTGGAATTAATAAAGGAATGTCCTTTGATGATTTTATTAATAAATTTTCTAATATTAATAATCCCCGAGACGGTAAAGAAAGTACCAAACATATATTTGATGAGTTTTCAGATGAATCATTATTTGCTTGGTTAATTCGAGAAAATAAAATTAAATGTAAGCATATAGATCATCCAGATTTTGTTCTTCAGCGCAGCCTGCGAAGAATAGATCGTACCGCAAGTATTATGGTTCAGATGGGAATTCCAAATTTTAATTATGATTTTTGGTTTCAGAAAAAATTAACTCCCGAACAAAAACAAATGATCCTTGATGGGTTTTTTATAGATGTATTTCCGGCTCGTCCTTATGAAGATCATAAGTATATTATAGATGACATTGTAAAGACTATTATAGAAAAGGAAAAGTCGTTGTGAAATTTTTTAGATTTAATGATCTATCCAAATTGGATAATAACAAGAATATTTTTTTCAGAAAATATGAATTTGTTTTATCTTTATTTGAGCAGGCAAAATATCGTGATGACCCATTTATTTTAATCTCTGGTAACAGTGATTATCCGGTTACTGATGAATTATTGTCAATGGCTCCACCTAGCCTTAAAAAATGGTTTTGTCAAGTTGTTCAGGTAGATAGCCCATTGGTTGTTCCTGTTCCTTTTGGATTAGAGAATACAGAAGAATGTGCTGTAGAAATGCAGGGTTCTGTTCCGGGCCCGTGGAGGACGTTAAAGAAAGAAACTTTGGAAACTCCCCCCCAAAGAGATCCTACAAAAGAAGTATATGCCAATTTCAATTTTGGTAATTATTTCGGTCGGAATCGTGTTGCACAAATTTGCCAAAATCTCCCTCATATAACTTGTCATATTTACAACAAACCACAAGATCATGCTCCCTTATCTTTTTACGATTATGCTTTGAATATTTTGGACCATAAGATGGTGGTGTGTCCTAGAGGAAATGCTCCCGCTGATACTCATAGACTTTGGGAGGTTATTCGGTTTGGTCGGGTTCCGATTGTTAAGAGCAAGTTTCCTTTGGAATCTTTTTTGGAGGCACCGATCATTGCTCTGTCTGATTGGAATCAATTATCTGATTTAGATTTTTTGAATTCGGAATATGAAAGAGTTAAAAATAACCCAAAAGATTTGGCATATTCTATATATTGGGAGAATTTGATAACGGGTTGGGCTAATAAGATATTATGACTTCTGGATTTGTGATAACGTACTACCATGATGAAAACCATCGACCTACTGGAAGGCGTATGCTGGAAAGGTTGGTGCGTTCTATAAGAAATTCTATCACTTCGGATTATAAGATTTTTGTTATCGACAATTCGTCTACCTTAGACTTTGAATTTGTGGATGGTGTATCTGATGATATGATTTATTATAAAATAACTGATCAAAAAATTGGTGGTTTGACATACGCATGGAATGTTGGCGTTAATTATGCATTTGATTATGGGTGTGATGTTATTTGTAATCTAAATGATGATTTGGTAGTGGATGATGGGATTAATTCATTTGTAGATGTTATTAGGAATTCTGATTGTAAACCTGATGGTTTGTATGGTCCGGTTTCAAATAAACATGGTGTGCCCGGATGTACACCCCAAATTAGAAATGATCGTGGAAGTGATGTGATCGAAGTGACTAATTATGTTTGGGGCAACCATTCAGGATTTCCTTTAAATGGTTTTTTTCTGGGATTTCATTCTGAATTTATAAAAAAGTATAGAGATCGTCATTGGCTTTTTTCTACAAGAGAATATGAAATGTGGGGTGGTCAAGAAGAATATATGTTTTATCATAACACACCAAAGGGGATGAGGAGTTTTGTGGTAGAATCGTGTTTTATAAAACACGATAAACTTAGGACATGGTTTGATGCTAAAAAGAGATTCGGTGGAAAAAATATGAATCAAATGGATTTGAGTATGAGATATTCTGATGAACGCGAGGAGTAATATTAGAATGACGACAAAAGAGCAAATAATAAATCACATGATACAGGTTAAAGATTATTCCAGCTATTTAGAGATTGGCATTCACGCCGGTCATTGTTTTATGCAAATTGCGTGTGATAATAAAACTGGGGTTGATCCATCGCCGCAATATACATCTCCAAATATTTTTGTGATGACTTCGGACGAATACTTCAATACTATTCCAGAAGATGATAAATATGATTTAATTTTTATTGACGGTTTACATTTAGAGGAACAGGTAGATCGTGACATAAAAAATTCTTTAGATCATATTTCGGATAGTGGGTTAATTGTTTTACATGATTGTTGTCCTGTTACTGTGCATGATATTAGAGAAGATTATTATGATTTTACTACACCATCTAAAACTCATTGGAATGGAACTGTATATAAATCGTTGATTAAGTTGAGATACACTAATTCAAATATTGAGGTGTATACTGTTGATACTGATGAGGGGTGTGGAATTATAAACCCGAGAGGAAAGCAAGAACTTTATACTAATGAAATTTTTTCTTGTGAAGATGTTCTGGATGATTTTGATTTGTTTTGTTTATACAAAAAAGATTTATTGAATTTAATATCTTTTGAAGAGTTTAAAAATATGGAGTTAGTATGAAAAAAATCTTAAACGTGAGGAGATTTGAAATGAAGAGAGCATTAGTATGTGGAGCAGGCGGGTTCATCGGAGCCCATCTTGTTAAGAAGTTGAAGCGTGAAGGTTATTGGGTTCGTGGTGCGGATCTCAAACATCCTCCGTATGCAGAAACGGAAGCTGATGAGTTTATCATTGGCGATCTTTCCAAGCGAGAGGTGTGTGAAGTTGTTTTGGATGATACGATAGACGAGGTTTATCAGTTGGCTGCTGACATGGGTGGCATGGGATTTATTGATTCCGCTGAGACTGATATCATGACAAACAGCGCATTGATCAATATTCATATGGTCAATGTTGCATCTGAAAGAAAGGTGAGTCGTTATTTTTATTCTTCTTCTGCTTGTGTATATGCTGATCAAGAATTGGGTTCGCGTTGGATTAGTGAAGATGAAGTTTATCCTGCATTTCCTGATAATGAATATGGATGGGAAAAATTATACGCAGAAAGAATGGCACTTGCCTTTGCTAGAAATACAGGGCTAGAAGTTCGCATCGCACGTTTCCAAAATTGCTTCGGTCCCGAAGGAACATGGGATGGTGGTAGGGAAAAGGCTCCCGCAGCTATTTGTCGAAAGATTGCGATGCTTCCACAAGAGGGTGGTGAGATTGAAGTTTGGGGTGATGGTACGGCTGAAAGAAATTTCATCTATGTTGATGATCTTTGTAATGCAATCTATACACTTACTCAGTCTGATATTCACGAACCCCTTAATATCGGAACTACAGAAATTGTTACAGTCAATGAGTTGGTTGATATGGTTTCTGATGTTTCAGGCAAGGGTGTTTCCCGAAAACACATTGATGGTCCCGTTGGAGTTTTGGGTCGATACCAAACAGTCGATAAGATTGCTGCTCTTGGATGGGCTCCGAAATATACGATGCGAGACGGGATGAAACTTACCTATGATTGGATTGAAGAGCAAGTTAAACAAAAATAAATATATTTAAGTATCTTCTACATATATGTCCAATTTCAATATAATCAGAGATGAAAACTTTTTTTCGATTATTTTTGGATTGGGTGTTGACACCACACCTCAGAGTGCTATACTCTAGAGACACTGGGAAGAACACCCCGAACTGAAAGGTATAATCAAATGGCACGCAAGGCATCGAAGATTCCGAAGGCATATGAGCTTCAGGGATCGGAGCCCGACTGGGACGATCAGTACGACCTTAAAGATGAGGATCTGAACTCCCGTTTCGGCAATGCTCTCAACTGGTACAATTACAACTACTCCAATAATAATGCTCAGGACTTTCTGGCAAAGTATGTTAGTTCAAAGAATGATGCTGCTGCGATCTCTGCGCTCGACGCATCTTCTATCAAGACGACTTATGGTTTTGTTGCGAAGATGGCATCGAACGGTCTTGAGTTTCCCTCTGTCCTTGAGCGATACAAGATCAAGTTGGATGAATATGTTGCCAAGTTGATTGTCGATGGCAATGAGGCTCTTGGAAAGAAGCAGGCAAAGAAGCAGGCAAAAAGTTCTGCTCCTGTTGTTTCTATTCAAGAACGCACACGCAATGCTGCGAGTGAACACATTGGTCACATCGAAGGTGAGCTTGATGATTTCATTGAGTCGAACTGCAAGAGCAAGTTCAGCACTTTTGATTATCTTCAGCAGGCTGAAATTAAGGGTGGTTATATGAAGTATTTCATTGACCACTTTCAGCCGATCTACGAAGAATTGCAGGAAGCACTTCGTGGAGAGGATGAGCAATTGGTTGAAGGTTATGCTTTTCTGACCAAGCCTCGTAAGCGTAAGCTGATTGCTTTTCTTGCGAACATCATCAACGATTGTCGCGAATGGCAGAAGCAGAGTCGAGGAAAGCGCAAGGCTCGCAAGCGCAAGGTCAAGTCACCGAAGGATCTTGTGAAGTCATTGAACTTCAAGAAGTCTGACGAAGACTTTGGTATTGAGAGTGTTAAGTCTTCTGATATCATTGGTGCAACTCAGGTCTGGGTGTTTGATACCAAAACGCGATTCATGCACAAGTATATTTCTGATATTGGTATGTCTGTGAAGGGAAGCACACTCAAAGAGTTTGATGCTGATCAGTCATTCAAGAAGAAGATTCGTGAATCGTATTGCAAGAAGGTTCTTGATGACGTTGTGAAAGGTGGTAAGGTTAAGTTGAAAAAGTCCCTTGTGAATATTGCAGCCAAGGAGGTTGCAGTCACCGGACGCATTGGTAAGGAAATGGTAATTGTGAGGATTGTGAAATGATTGAATGGATTGTAATTATGTTTGTTCCGATTCTGTTTTGGATCGGTAATAGTTTGGCGAATATCGCCATTGGCATCAAGGTTCTGGAAACCCGAGTAAAGGATCTCAAGTGAACATCTTTTATCTAGACTCTGATCCATACGTTGCTGCTGAAATGAGTTGCGACAAACATGTGGTCAAGATGATTCTTGAAAGCGCGCAGATGCTCTGCACCGCTCATCGAGAGTTGGACAATGATGATGTGCCTCAAAACTTTTACAAGAAAGCACATCTGAATCATCCAAGCACGATCTGGACACGATCAAGTGCAGCCAACTATTCTTGGCTATACGATCATTTTGTGGGTCTTTGTTATGAGTATACTCATCGCTATGGCAAAACTCATATGTCCGATTCAAAGCTGCGTGATGCTCTTGGCTGGCTTCCAAAAAACATTAAGACAGGCAAGTATACTCAACCTCCTCAGTGTATGCC